AGTTTACAATTCAGAATTAAAGCGCCTATCTTTGTAGCAAGACAATTAGTTAAACATCAAGTAGGTTTAGCATGGAATGAAGTCAGCAGACGTTATGTTGATTTTCCACCTGAACTATATAAACCAGAAACATGGAGAGGTCGACCAAAGAACTCTAAACAAGGTAGTGATGGTGAGATTAAACTAGATCAAACAATTAATTATAGTATGGAATCAGTTATGGAGAGTTGTCTAATACTTTACAACACTTTGTTAGCAAAAGGTGTGGCACCAGAACAAGCACGTATGGTATTACCACAATCAATGATGACAGAATGGTATTGGTCAGGAACATTATATGCTTTTTCTAGGGTATGTAATTTGAGATGTAAACCAGATACACAAAAAGAAACTAGAGATGTGGCAGATGAGATGTATAAACTATGTAATGAAAAGTTTCCACATAGTTGGAAATATTTAACAAAATGATATTAAAAATAGTGAACAAATTTATAGCTGCTGATTTTATTTCTACAAGACATTATTCAGCAGTAATGCCTAGGTTAACAAAACATTTTTTAGGTTGTTTTGATAATGATGAACTTGTAGGTGTTATTACATTTGGTTGGGGCACAAGACCAAAACACACAATACAAAAACTATTTCCTAATTTAGATACAAAAGATTACTTTGAAATAGGTAAGATGTGTATGGACGATAAAATGCCTAGAAATTCAGAGTCACAATTATTAAAATTATCTGTAAAGTGGTTAAAAGAAAATACATCAATCAATTATCTTTTTACGTGGGCAGATGGTTTGGTTGGTAAACCTGGTTATGTTTATCAAGCAGCTAATTTTTTATATGGTGGTTTTTCTTTTACAGATACATATATTTCAAAAACTGGTGAAAAGATACATCCTAGAACAATACAAGGTCAAATACCTAATACTAAAAACCGTAAAGTAGGTATGAGGCCTAATCCACAACAATTAAAAGAATTAGAATTAAGTAGAGTAAAAGGTAAACAATTTAGATATATTTACCCTATGACAAAAAAAGATAGAAAAAACTTAAAAAAATCAACTGAAATATGGTCTACAAACTATCCAAAACATAGTGATTTAAAATGGAAAATCAAAAGGCCAGGTGAAGAAAAATATACAGAAACAAATAAAATGCCATTTACCTTATCAAAAGAAATGGTGTATAATAGAAAAAATGTTGAATCGTTTAAGAGGGGAAATTTAAGTGAATTTTTATAAAAACGTTATTGAACATAGAGGCAAACTACTAATTCGTGGTGTACATGATGGTAAAGACTTCAAAGAGAAATTAGATTTTGGTCCTACTTTATATTCTTTAACACAAGAACAAACAGAATATAAAACTCTACAAGGACAAAATCTAAAATCAATTACATTTAAAAATATAGACGCTGCTCGTAGATTTAGACGAGATGTAGCCACTCATAATTCACCTATTTACGGATTAGAAAGATACCATTATCAATATATTGGTAAAGAATATCCTGAAGATATTAAGTGGGACAAAGAAGCAATTAAAATCTTTACACTTGATATAGAAACTACTTGTGAAAATGGTTTTCCTGATGTAGAAAATCCTATTGAGGAACTACTTTGTATTTCAGTTAAAAATCATTCAAACAAACAAATTATAACATGGGGTGTCGGTGACTTTAAGACCGATAGATCAGATGTAACGTACATTAAATGTAAGAATGAAAATCAACTCCTTATGGAGTTTATGAAGTTTTGGATTAAAAATTATCCAGATGTTATGACAGGTTGGAATACAAAATTCTTTGATTTACCTTACTTGATGAATAGAATTAAAATGGTGGCCGGTGATAAAGTGGCAAATAAGATGTCACCTTGGGGTATAATTAAAAGTGAGGAGATAATTGCAAGAGGTAGAACTCAAACAGCTTATACTCTATTTGGTATTACTAATTTAGATTACCTTGAACTATACAAATGGTTTATACCACAAAGACAAGAGAGTTATAAACTTGACTTCATTGGCCAGTTAGAACTTGGTCGTGGTAAAGACGACATGCCATACCCTACATTTAAAGATTGGTATACAAAAGACTTTCAATCATTTGTTGATTACAATATACAAGACGTAGAGATTGTTGATGGACTAGAAGATAAACTAGGTCTAATTGACCTATCATTAACTGTTGCTTATGAGAGTAAAGTAAACTATGGTGATATATTTTCACAAGTTAGAGTATGGGATACTTTGATAGCAAACCATTTATTGAAAAAGAATATTTGTGTACCTCCAAGAGAAGAACATATAAAAGACATGAAGTATGAGGGTGCTTATGTAAAAGAACCTCAACTTGGTCAGCACAAATGGATTGTAAGTATGGATATAAACAGTCTTTATCCTCATATTATTATACAATACAATATTTCTCCAGAAAAAATATTAGGAGTTAACTCATCTGGAATTTCAGTGAATAAGATGTTAGCTAAAACGACACCACTCTCTCATTTAAAAACAGACGGAGCATGTGTTACACCTAATGGTGCCTTGTTTAAAACAGATAGTCAAGGTTTCTTACCTGAAATGATGGAAACAATGTACAATGAAAGAGTCATCTACAAGAAACGAATGTTAAAGGCTAAAAAAGAATATGAAAAGACAAAAGACCCTAAACTTGTCAGAGAAATATCTCGTTGCCACAATATTCAATGGGCAAGAAAGATTGCTCTTAACTCAGCTTATGGTGCTGTAGGTAACCAATACTTTAGATACTATGATGTAAGACAAGCAGCTGCTATTACAACAGCAGGTCAATTCATTATTAGATTCATTGAAGAAAAGGTTAACACTTATTTAAATACTATTTTAAAATTAAAAGATGAAGACAAAAAAGATTATATCGTGGCGTCTGATACAGATTCAATTTATGTTACACTTGACAAACTAGTAGAAAAGACTTGTGAGGGTAAAGACAATGATCAGATTTGTAATTTTTTAGATAAGGTTGTTGGTAGTAGAATTGAACCTTTTATTGAAAAGTGTTTTGATGAACTATCTGAATACACAAATGCTTTTAAAAATTGTATGGTTATGAAACGAGAAGTGGTTGCCAATAAAGGTATATGGGTGGCTAAAAAAAGATATATGTTAAATGTATTAGATGAGGAAGGTGTTAGACTATCAGAACCTAAACTAAAGATTATGGGTATTGAAGCTGTGAAGTCATCTACACCACAAGTTTGTAGAGGTAAGATTAAAGAGGCAATTAAAATAATTATGGGTAAAGAACAAAAAGACTTACATAAGTTTATTGCTGATTTTAAGAAAGAGTTTTTTACTATGTCTGCTGAACAAATATCTTTTCCTAGAAGTTGTAATAATTTAAAAAAATATAGACATGCTAGTAACGTTTTTATTAAAGGTACACCTATTCATGTCAAAGGTGCTTTGATTTATAATCATCAACTTAAACAGTTTGGACTTGGTCAAAAGTATCCCTATATACAAGAAGGAGATAAGTTAAAGTTTCTTAAATTAATAGAAGCCAATCCATTTAAGTTTGATGTTATCAGTTATATAACAACACTACCAAAAGAGTTTGAACTACAAGAATATATAGATTATGAAACACAATTCTCTAAAACATTTTTAGATCCTATGAGATTTATATTACAATCTATTGGTTGGACAGATGAACCAACGGCCAACTTGGAGGCATTTTTCGGATGAACCTAATTATATCTTTAGTTTGTATTCATTGGGGGTTTGCCACTGGTGGTATATTAGCTATGAGAACCGATTGGTCTCTACCTAGATTTGTATTAATACTTTTACTAATTAAATACTTATGGATTTTAAATGGATTTTAAAACAGACAAAAAATTTGGAGTGATCTACGCTGACCCACCATGGTACTTTAAAAGTTATAGTAAAAAAGGTGAAGGTAGAAATGCTACACAGCATTATCCTTGTATGAACCTTGAAGATATATGTAAGTTACCGGTTGGTGACCTTGCTAATGACAACTCTGTATTGTTAATGTGGGTAGTTGACCCATTATTAGATCAGGCATTTAAAGTAATAGACGCCTGGGGTTTCAAGTATAAGACAGTAGGTTTTACATGGGCCAAAACGAATCAAAAGAGTTTAGGATTTTTTACAGGTTTAGGATATTGGACAAGATCAAATCCAGAAATGTGTTTACTAGCAACAAGAGGTAAACCAAAAAGAAACAGTAAGAGTATACCACAATTAGTGGTTGAACAAAGGCAAGAACATAGTAGAAAGCCAGATATTGTGTATAATCATATAGAAAATATGTTAGATGGTCCTTATGTTGAACTCTTTGCTCGTAGAAAAAGAAACAACTGGCACAGTTGGGGTAATGAAGTATGAGCTTGACAGGAGCACTTTTATGTTATATAATGATAATGTGTATACCAGTAATATTAATGATAATGTGGAATAATGAAAAATAACACCCTTACTACAGATCAAGCATTATATTGTTCAGGCATATTTAACAATTACTTTGGACAGTTTACTCGTATTGACGAATACATGAAAGATCAAAAGATGAGTCAACTAAATGATACTATATCGGCTAGTTTACCAGGCATGGGTCCTGAAACAGAAATCTTTGATAACTTTGATATGTCACCTGAAGATATGGAGTTTGAGATAACGGAACCAGATAAAACAACATTTAATTCATATTTAAATCTAATATCATCACACACTAATATGTCAAGTGTACCTGGTAAAAATTTAAAGATAGGTGTAAAAGAAAAGAAATCTAATAAATGGGTTGGTTTTATCAGAGCTGGTTCGCCAGTGATTAACATGAAACCACGTAACACAATGTTAGGTCATGTACCAGATTTAGTTACATTTAACAAGACGGCCATTATGGGTTTTGTAATTGTACCATCACAACCATTTGGTTACAACTACCTTGGTGGTAAACTATTGGCTGCCATATGTTGTAGTCATTGGGTAAGAGAAAGATTAAATGACAAGTATGGTATGAACTTATCGTTATTTGAAACAACAAGTTTATATGGTAATAGTAAATCATCAAGTCAATATGATGGTATGAAACCATATTTAAGATACAAAGGTTTAACTGATAGTGACTTTATACCTTTAATACACGGCAAACCTTACCACGATTTAGTAAAATTTGTAGAGATCAATATTGGTAAACTAGTTAAAGATGACGCTTCAAGTAGAAAGTTAAAGTTGACACAGGCCATTATTGGTTTAGTAAAGAGAAGTTTATCTGGTGATAATTTAGATAAGTTTAATACTACTATTTTAAACGCCAAAAAACTTACAGAAAGAAAGAGATATTATGCTTGTAACTATGGTATTAAAAACTATATAGATATAGTGAATGGTAAAGACACCGAAATAGTTAAAGATGAAAACTATGATAAGTATGAGTTGAATAATGTCATAGAATGGTGGAGAAAGAAAGCAACGAATCGTTATAATAATTGTAAGAATGATAATCGTTTGAGGAAAGAACTTGAAATATGGTCACCAACAGCCGAGATAGATATAATCAGATGATAAATAACATTAGACTTGACAATATGATTAAAATAGTATATAATAAGAACATAAATTTATAGGAGTTATGGAATGAGTGATTTTTTAAAAGATATAATTAAAGAAACTGGTAATGAATATGCTGGTTTAGTAAGTGATGGAATTGATAGTGCTGACGTAACAAGTTTTATAGACACAGGTTCATATTCATTTAACGCATTATTATCTGGTAGTATCTATGGTGGTATGCCAAGTAATAAGATTACAGCAATCGCTGGTGAAGCCGCTACAGGTAAAACATTTTTCGCACTAGGTATATGTAAAGCATTTTTAGATAAGGATCCTGAAGCAGGTATTATCTACTTTGAATCAGAAAGTGCCATTTCAAAACAAATGATTGAGGCTAGAGGTATTGATTCGAAAAGAATGGTGATAGTTCCAGTTGCTACTGTACAAGAATTTAGAAATCAATCAATAAAGATTTTAGACAAATATATGGAACAAACAGAGAAGACTAGAAAACCTTTAATGTTTGTATTAGATAGTCTAGGTATGTTATCGACTACAAAAGAAATGGAAGATACAGCCGCTGGTAAAGAAACAAGAGATATGACAAGAAGTCAAATTGTCAAATCAACATTTAGAGTATTAACATTGAAACTTGGTAGAGCAAATATACCAATGATTATGACTAACCACACGTATGACGTTATAGGTTCAATGTTCCCTCAAAAAGAAATGGGCGGTGGAAGTGGTTTAAAATACGCTGCCTCATCAATCATCTATCTCAGCAAAAGAAAAGACAAAGAAGGCACTGAGGTTATTGGAAACATTATACATTGTAAAAATTTTAAATCTAGGTTAACAAAAGAGAACGCAATGATAGATGTCAAACTTACTTACAAAACAGGTTTAGACAAATATTATGGTCTTATAGAACTCGGTGAAGAAGCTGGTGTCTTTAAGAAAGTATCTACAAGATATGAAATGCCAGACGGTACTAAAGTCTTTGGTAAGAATATCAATGAAAATCCAGAGAAGTATTTTACAAAGGAAGTGTTAGACAAAATAGATGAAACAGCAAAACGAAAATTCCAATACGGATCAGACGAAGAAGAATCAGAGTAAACGATATGCCTTTGCTCAAAAGCAAGGTGATGATTTTAGTTGTATAAAAATTCTTGAAGGTAACTATGAGGGTATTATATACAAGTATAATAATATAAAGTTTTCTGAAACTGAAAATGAGGCTGGGGAAATACCATTAAAATTTACATATGATATAATGGCAAATCCTACTAAAGAAAATATAGAGTCAGATGACTTTAGAAATTATATCGGTGATATATTAATTGAATGTGTTGAAGAACAATTACAGAATGGAACATTGAAAATAGATGAATAGTGATAGAATTGAACTAACAATATTAAGAAACTTCTTTTATAACGAAGACTTTACTCGTAAGTGTTTACCTTTTGTAAAAACAGATTACTTTACAAATAGAATTGAAAGATTACTATATGAAGAAATAGATAAGTTTGTACAAGAGTATAAAAATCTACCTACAAAAGAAACCATAAACATAGAATTTAGTAAAAGAAAAGATATTAATGAAGACGAATTAAAATTAGTTAAAGAACTTGTAAATACCTTTGTAGATGAGAAGTCCGATTTACAATGGTTATTAGATACAACAGAAAAGTTTTGTAAAGACAGAGCGGTACATAATGCCGTGTTATCTGGTATTAAGATACTAGATGGTAAAGATAAAGAACATCAGCCAGAGGCCATACCAAGTATATTAAGTGAGGCATTAGCCGTTTCATTTGATAACCATATAGGACATGATTATATTGGTGACGCTGAAGCTAGATTTGATTGGTACCATACAAAAGAAAAACGTTATCCATTTGATTTAAATTTCTTTAATAAGATTACAAAAGGTGGTGTTCCAAGTAAAACATTGAATATCGCTTTAGCAGGAACAGGTGTTGGTAAATCATTGTTTATGTGTCACTGTGCTTCAAACTTTTTAAATCAAGGTCAGAATGTATTGTATATTACATTAGAGATGTCCGAAGAAAGAATTGCTGAAAGAATAGACGCTAACTTAATGGACGTTACAATAGACGACCTACATGATTTGCCTAAAGATATGTTTGATGGTAAGATGAGTAAGTTGAGAAGTAAGACAGCAGGCTCTTTAATTATTAAAGAATATCCTACTGCCTCTGCTCATGCTGGTCATTTTAAAGGATTACTAAATGAATTATCATTAAAGAAAAGTTTTAAACCACAAATAATCTTTATTGATTATCTAAATATTTGTGCTAGTAGTCGTTTTAAAGGTGGCAATATATCTTCATACTTCTATATCAAAGCAATTGCTGAAGAATTAAGAGGTCTTGCTGTTGAGTTTGATGTTCCAATCTTTAGTGCCACACAAACTACTAGAACTGGTTTCGTAAGTACAGATATTGGTTTAGAAGATACATCTGAATCATTTGGTTTACCAGCAACGGCCGACTTTATGTTTGCCTTAATGACTAATGAGGAATTAGACGCACTAGGTCAAATGAAAGTAAAACAGTTAAAGAATAGATACAATGATCCTGGTACAAACAGAGCCTTTATAATAGGTGTAGATAAATCAAAAATGAGATTATATGATGTTGAGAACTCAGCACAGAATATAGTAGATAGCAACCAAACAAAGGAAAAGGAAAATTATCCATCACCTGAACAGGCGTATGATAAATTTTCAGATTTTAAAATATAATGTCAAAGACACAAAAAGTAAAGTTTCACAGAGGCGATAGACGGCCAAATAATGAACAACC